CTAGTATGTTGTGTGGTCATGGGTTGGGCTGGGCGGCACTAGGCACTTTAGCTTACCCCACCTTCGCCCTGAGGCTAGACCCAAAAGGTTGCCTCCTCGGGGCGGCTCATCCGGCGGCTTTCCCACCGCTGGAGATCAAAATGGAGGGACTCCCGGCGATCGCCATCGATCTCAAAGGTCCAGGCTCTCAGAGCCTCCTCCATATGCAGTTGCATCGTCACGTCCACTCCAAAGGCCTCCTCGAAGGACACTCGAGCCTCGACTGTGATTTCCGCTGGGTTGACCTTGGTGATTTGCTTCAAATTCAGCGCCTTGATTTCATGGCGCACCCGATGCCAGAGCGTCGTTGCGGTGGGCGACAAGGGTTTCGCGTCACCCGCATTACGCAGCAGAGCCAGGGCATACTCTTGGAGTACGGGAACACCCTGGTTCAAAACTAGTTCGCACAACCCAATTGTCTGCAACAACCGGGCCCGGCAGTGCATTGCCCCCAGCCATTTAGTACCGGCCAGGTCGCAAGACAGAACTTTCTGCCAGTTACGCACGAACTTCCAACGATCGCCACCCAAGTGGATGGGCTGTGATTGACACCATTCCACTTGTTCTGGGGTGGTTGCGAGAGATTCGACCTTAATGGTCATGCCGAACTCTCGAAAGGCATTGAAGCAATTGGCCTGCACCCAAGGCAGGTCCGCCTCCTCAATGATGAGAAGGCAATCGTCACCATCGTCCAGCATGTCATAGTCGTGCTTGAGGTCCCACATGAAGGCCCCAACCATGATAAGCATGAGGATGCAATTCCCTAGAGCTGTATTCATGTCCCCAGACATGCGTCTCCCTGCGGTAAAGTAATGGAGACCGAGGTCAGAGATCACCTCGTTCCGGAGTTGATACATTAACAGTTCAGCAAAGCGAGGATCTCCATTGCATGCCAAGTAGACGCTATGCTCAATCCTGAGTAGCTCCTCCGAAACGTGCTTGTCGAATCGGGATGCGTCTAATGACACCACAACGGGCTTGCTAAACCTTGACATCTT